GTAGTAGCAATTGATGAAACACCATGGAGAGCATTTGAACATATCGAAAGGTTGGAACATATTTGTAAGATTGTTTTAAGTTCAGGAAATTATTAAAATTAACTATGTACTTATTTTAAAAAGTGTGGTATAATAGACACTATGTCGAAGGATAATATAATAAAGTTTCCTATAAAGGAAAGAATGCAACAAATCGCCGATGAACAATATGATGAAGATATGGCAATGGAATATTTTGCCAATGATTGCTCAGAGACAGCACAATTGATTCTTACAGTTATAGAAGAATTGGTTAATGATACAGATGGATCACCGTTCGAAGGTATGAATTTTAGAAATAAAGATGTACAAGAATCAAAAGACATTTTTGTTATAACTAATTTATTATCTTCTATGTTTATGAGATACGGCGGAATGAATCATTTTTTACATGAATACATGGATATTATTTACGAAAAACTATTAGAACAACAGGGATATAATGATTTTACTTGATTACTCACAAATTGCACTATCAAATATTATTGTGCAAAAACTAAACGATGAAAATATGATTAGACATATGATACTTAATAGTATTCGTATGTATAATAAAAAATACAGAGATGAATATGGACAAATGGTTATTTGTGCCGATGGTATGAATACGTGGAGAAAAGATTATTTTCCTCTCTATAAAGCTCATAGAAAAAAGAACAGAACTGAATCTGATCAAGATTGGAATGAAATCTTTAGAATTCTAAATCTTGTAAGAGATGAGATTAAAGAAAATTTGCCTTATAAAGTTTTACATATGGAAGGTTTAGAAGCAGATGATATCATTGGTGCTTTGGCAATAAACACTCAAGAGTTTGGTAAGAATGAACCAGTAATGATTATCTCTTCAGATAAAGATTTTATTCAATTACAAAAATATAGTAATGTAAAACAATATTCACCAATTCAAAAGAAAATGGTATCAGATCCAAATCCAAGATCATATATGTTTGAGCATATTATGAGAGGTGATAAGGGTGATGGTATACCTAATGTTCTTTCTCCTGATAATGCGATTATGGATGATATAAGACAATCACCAATGACAAAAAAGAAAATCGAATATTGGGCAGAAAATGCAGATAATCTTCGTGATGTTATGACAAGCGAAGAATATAGAAATTATCAAAGAAACAAAACTCTGATTGATCTCGCTGAGATTCCCACAGAGTTACAGAATAATGTTATAAATACATATGAAAGTCAAAAACCAGCAATGAAAATGCGTGTATTGAATTATTTAATAAAGAAAAGATGTAATCATTTGATTGAAGTCGTGGAGGAATTTTATAATGGCTAAACCATTAATATCAGATATTTTAAAAGAAGTAAACAAAATCAGTACTAGAGACGAAAGAATTGCATATCTACAAGAGCATGATTGTACGGCTCTTAGAGATATTTTACGAATCGCTCTCGATGATACTATCAAGCTAGCATTACCCGATGGCAGACCGCCATATAAAGCATACGATTTAGAAGCTCAGCAAGTAGATGCGCCAAAACAATTAAGGTTTGAATACCCATTGTTTGGTAATTTTATTCCTGCTGTTACGCCTAAATTAAATCAATTTAAGAGAGAACAACTCTTTGTGGAAATGCTACAGAGAATTCACCCTGATGAAGCAGACCTTTTGTGTGCAGCAAAAGATAAAGATTTAAGTCTAAAGTATGTCACAAAAGCTATTGTGAAATCTGCTTTTCCAGGATTAATAAAGCAATAAGGAGGAAACTAAATTTATATTATGGTAGTACAATTAACACAACTTATGGAGAATATAAATGAGTTTACAACAATTGGAACGCCTCAAAAAAGACAAGAAAGAGGCACTTTACTATCAGAAGAATTTAATCAAAAAGGGAAAAGAAGTATTGGCGTATAAGATGGAGAAAAAAATCGCATATATCGATCAATACATTAATGACATGATTGAGATAAATCGAATAAATTAGTTTACATTATATAGAAAACGTGGTATAATATTATTATGAATGTATTTGTATTAGATGATGATCCAATTGTAGCAGCACAGCTACAGTGCGACAAACATGTTGTAAAAATGATTGTTGAATCGGCACAAATGCTATCTACTATACATAGAATGTTGGATGGTACTAAAGAAAAAAGACCATCAAAATCAGGTAAAAGAATGGTAGATTATTACCGATTACATGATGAAAGAGAAGATGTACTTTATAAAGCAGTACATTTCAAACATCCTTGTACAGTATGGACAGGAGAGAGTTGCTGTAATTATAGTTGGCACTATGAACATTTCATTGCTCTATGCGATGAGTATACATATCGCTATGAAAAAATTCATTCAACAGATACTAAGCTTAGAGATATCCTCAAAATATTACCTCAAAATATTAACAGATCTGGAGGTATGACACCGTTTAAACTTGCAATGAAATCAAATCCTGAATGTGTAGTTCATGGATTAGGTGGAACAGATGCAGTTAAGTCATATCAAAACTTTTATCAAACAAAACAAAAGAGATTTAAAATGGAATGGACAAAAAGACAAATTCCGGAGTGGTTCGATGCCGTTGTATGAATATAGAAACAAAAATACTGGTGAGATAATTACTAAAATGGTAAAGATTGCCGATAGAGAACAATTTTTAAAAGATAACCCAGAACTAGAATCGATTATAAGCGCACCTACTATTGCAACTGAAATAGGAGGTACACTTAAAAAAGCTGGCGATGGTTGGAAAGAAGTACAAAACCGAATTAAATCAGGTTTACCTCCAAGATTAAAGGATAATATTAGAACAAAATGAATAAACGACCTTCGAAATTACGCTTAGAACACTTAAAAGAATTAGAACCACTAACTGATGCACAAAAAGAAGTATTCGAATATTTTAAAAAGGGTAATCATTTGTGTTTAGATGGTTCTGCTGGTACAGGTAAAACATTTATATCTTTATATTTAGCTGTAGAAGCAGTTCTTAAAAAGGAATATAATAAAGTTATAATTGTAAGATCTGCATTACCAACAAGAGATATGGGATTTCTTCCTGGAACATTAGAAGAAAAAGAAGAAGCCTATAAAACTCCATATAAAGCTATTATTAATGATCTATTTGAAGATCACGAAGCGTGGAGTAAATTGCTACAAGCAAAGCAAATAGAATTTTTAAC